ATTTTAAAGACATATATGGAAACATGTCAGATGTTAACATATGTGCCTAGATAAGAACTCCTATGTTTCGCAAGCGACAGAAAACCTAACCCGTAAAGAAAAGAGTATTTTCGATATGGGGTCACTCCCTTAAAAAGGAGGGATAGCTCTCGTTTATCTAGTAAGGTCTTACGACCCCGCTTCCACGATTCCTGTACTCCTTTTAACAATGTTCTGTTATTGGCGAGGTGATCTCTGCGGTTAAACACGTTTATTCCCTTGGTCACTATCTACCGATGGGAGGGCTGGGTAATGGCCCCGTACTTATTAATATACACGATTGAGTTATTATTTCAATGTATATTATTACTTGACCAACTATATCTATAAGATATACTCGTGTTATGGAATACCAGATACCTGAATCAATACAGATCAAGAAGTTAAGGCATAAAGACCATAGACACTTTGTGGTTATACCCTACAAGGCCATTATAGATAAGAAGGTAAGCGCAGCAAATATAAGAGCGTTATCTATGTTAGCAGCGTACTGTAACAAACAAGGGTTTAGTATTGTTGGATTGAGGACATTGGCTAGTAAATTAAATACAAGTTATCAAAATGTGTTTAATCATTTAAAAAAATTAGAACAGTTAGGTTATGTGGAAAGTAGAAAGAAGTCTGCTTTTCCAGGAATCAGAGGTAATCTTAGAAGGATTATTTATGATGATAGCGTGAAGTGGGATGATGTGAAAGGATACATGCTAGACAACGAAGATATCAATCACATACTAAAGGTAAACAAGATAGACAATTATAAGGAGTAATCCATGGAAGCATTTATATTTGTACTTGTTATAAATTTAAGCCCGATGAGTAATGTTAATGATTGGTTTTACGTAGGACATTTTAAAACATGTTCTCAAGCTAATTTATATGCTGAGTTGCACTACCCTGGAGAGAAAGCTACTCGATGTTTATTTGAAGAGTATATAAAACTCCCAGAAGATTATAAAAGAAGAGTTATTGATATACACGATTCCTGTAAACTTAGAAGGGACTGCGATGACGCTTAAAGATTTTTATCATATGATTTATAAAGAGTTTGGCAATGGTGTTCCTCTTGAGTATAAGTGGACAAAGAAAGATGGTTACTGGAAGATGACGAAGGGATTTATTAACGGATCATCAAAGTATATGTTAGTTAGTGATTTAGCTAAATTTATAAAAGAGGAGAAAGCAATGAAGAAGGATAAGAAAAAAGAACCAGCAAAGAAAAATAAGAAACCTTACACTCAATATACAGGAGATTTAATATGAGCGACTTAAAACCATTCTTAGTTAGACTAACACCTCAAAGTGTTGATCTCTTAGCAAAGGCGAGTAAAGACCAAGAAAAAACTAAAGCAAGTTTAATTAATGAGGCGATTAAATCACACTTAACGTCTGACTTAAAGTCACGATTAAATAGATTATGAACAAAACAATACGTTTAGAGTTACCTTACCCACCGACAGTCAATACTTATTGGCGTGCAAATGGACATAGAAGATACATTAGTCCAGCGGGGGTAGCGTTTACTAAAGAGGTATCGGTTATTGTAAAAAACCAAAAACCGAAAACCTTTGGCGATAAACAAGTAGCTGTAAGTGTAATGATTCATCCTAGATCTAAACGAAAGTTTGATTTAGATAATACCTTAAAAGCTATTTTAGATGCATTAATGAAAGCTGGCATGTATGATGATGATAGTCAGATTGAATATATCGAGATAGCTAGAGGGGAGAAAGTTGATGGCGGTATGGCTGTCGTACATTTATATGATTATATAGGAGAAGAACATGGCTGATGCATATGAAGTAAAACCAGGACAAGGATCAGTTTGGCCTAATGATAGAAAAACAGAAGATTGGCATGCAGATTGGAGAGGGAAAATATTATTACCAGATGGTAGTGAACACTACATCGATCTATGGGATAATGAAAAGGGTGGCAAGACTTGGCGTGGGATCAAAATTGGTAATCCTGTGGCGGGAGCCAATACAGGGACACAAGCACCAGTTCAAAATAACAAGCCAACTAGTGAATCTATAAACGAACTTGAGGATGATCTTCCTTTTTAATGGCAGAAACTAAAAACAAAAACAAACCGATTCCGTCTTTATCGGGATACGGTGGAGTTAGACAGCTTCAAAAAAACTTGAAGCGAAGCACTACACTTGCTGCAAATCGAGAGGCTGTTACTTACAGCCTTTTGTCTATAGCAAACACAAAAATAACAGACTTAATGGAATGGGATCATGATGGAAACATTAAAGTTAAAGCAAGCAAAGATATTCCTGAAAATGCGTTACAAGCAATTAAGTCGATTAAGATAGATAGAGATGGTCAAGTATCTATTGAGATGTGGGACAAAGTTGGAATATTACGTATTCTAGCTAAAGCATCAGGACTACTAGATAACCCAGAAGAATCTGATAAGCCATCAGTTATTGGTATTAACATTAAAGCTCCAGAGGTAATTGACAATGACTAAACCAAAAATTTCTTATGCAGATTTTAAATCTATGTTTTCTAATTCTCAAGTTGGAGGAACTCATTATAAAGATATGCACATTCAACCTTGGGAAGCAATGAAAGCATGGATGACTCCAGAAGAGTATATTGGTTATCATAAAGGCACTATTATTAGTTACATAGCAAGAGAGCATAAAAAAGGTGGAGTGCAAGATTTGTACAAAGGTAGCCATCATTATGCAGAATTAATTAATTTTATAGGACAGCAAAATGGACATCAAGCTACAGATTGACCAACTGCGAGAAGAATTTAAAATGGCTAACTTAAATAACTCTAGGGTTATGGAGATTATTGATTCGTTAGTAGCAGAAAATCAAAAATTAAAATCAATTGTAAATATGCAAGTTCGTGATATAGACGATGAGCAATAAAAAAGTTCGTAGTACAAAGCAATTAGCAGGGCCAGGTATTGACCTAGATTTTACTAGTGCGCCAACTACTTATGAGTTTCTTTCAAGTAATAATTTTGTAAGAGGGCTAATGGGGCCTGTTGGTTCTGGTAAGTCTTATGCTTGTGCTGCTGAGATTATGATGCGTGCCGTTAGACAGAAACCATCACCACACGATGGTATACGTTACACTCGATTTGTTATTGTCCGTAACTCGTATCCTGAATTAAAAACTACAACGATTAAAACATGGCAAGAGCTGTTTCCAGAAAACACTTTCGGCCCAATGTTATATACACCTCCGATTACACACCACATACGACTGCCTTCTAGGGGCGATGCTGCAGGTATAGATTGTGAGGTTATATTTTTAGCATTAGATCAACCTAAAGATGTAAGAAAACTTTTATCACTTGAATTAACGGGGGCATGGGTAAATGAAGCTAGAGAACTTCCTAAGGCGGTTATTGATGGTCTTACTCACAGGGTGGGTCGTTATCCTACTAAGCGTGACGGTGGCCCTACATGGCACGGTGTATGGATGGATACCAATCCAATGGATGACGATCATTGGTGGTACAGATTGTCAGAAAAAGAAAAACTGTCAGGAAAATTTGCTTGGAAATTCTTTAAGCAACCAGGGGGAGTGGTTGAAGTCCAGCCAGAAGATTTACCTGATAACCCAGAAGCCAACGACCACATTTTCTCAGGAGGAAGATGGTGGACAATAAATGGTAAAGCAGAAAATGTCAGTAACTTACCTAGTGGTTACTACATGCAAATGCTTGGTGGTAAAAATTTAGATTGGATACGTTGTTACGCTGAAGGTAAATATACTTATGTACAAGAAGGTAGACCTGTATGGCCTGAATACAACGACCAAATGATGAGTGGTGAAGTAGATTACGATCCTCAATTACCTATACAAGTAGGTCTTGACTTTGGTTTAACGCCAGCCGCAGCTATAGGACAAAGACTTAACAATGGTAGATGGGTAGTCTTGCATGAGATAGTTACCGAAGATATGGGGTTAGAACGATTTGGTAATCAGTTACTAGCCGAACTAAATGCACGTTATCCTAAAGCACAAGTGATGATATGGGGTGATCCTGCGGGTATGCAACGTGATGCAATTTACGAAGTAACGGCATTTGATTATCTAAGAACACTAGGCCTACGAGCGCAACCAACAGCATCTAATAATTTTAAAGTTAGGCGAGAAGGAGCTGCAGCGCCAATGCAAAGATTAATTAATGGTAAACCTGGTTTAATTATAAATACATCCTGTAAGATGATAAGAAAGTCACTAGCTGGTGGGTATCATTTTAAACGTATAGCAGTAGGTGCAGGACACGAACGATTTAAAGACAGTCCTAATAAAAATGAACACTCTCACGTTGGCGATGCTTTTGGCTATCTGATGTTAGGTGGCGGAGAGCATAAGCGCATGACTAAAAGTGGTTTATCAGCTAATACTTTAATAGCTCAAACTGTTGCAACATCGGATTTTGATGTATTCAAATAATATAGTTAAAATACTAAAGAGTATGCCTGAAGTAAAAAATGCTTACTTTTTACCTTTTCATATCGATCATACTAACAACTTTCAGGGCATCATAGATTATGAAACTAAATCACTTACGCTTGAAAATAGAATTCGTTATTTGGACGTACAGTCTAGGAGCGGCCCTGCTGTTACTGCGTTTGTTAACAATATTCCTGTTGCTGTGTTTGGGTGTGTTATCTTGTGGAGTGGTGTTGGTGAAGCGTGGTCTGTATTCTCAGAGAAAGCCCGAAGATATCCAATAGCTATGACTAAAGGAGCATTTGCATTCTTTGATATCGTAGAGATATTGTTTAGTTTACATCGTTTGCAAATAACAGTAAACTCTAATGACGAACGTGCTGTAGCCTGGGCGCATTATTTAGGGTTTATCTCTGAAGGATTGATGACGGAATATAGTGCAGATAAAGATGATACATTTATGATGAGAAGGAGTAAGTAGTATGGGTGGAATTATAGGTGGTGCAGCAAAACCAGATACATCAGCAGCAGAAGAGTCATTGCGTATGCAAAGAGCGCAAACTGCAAAAGCAACAAAACAAGCACAAGAAGATAAGAGAGAAATGGCTGAAGGGATGTCTGCTAAAAAAAGAGCATTAGCTCGCGGTGGTTCTCGCATGCTATTATCAGAAGGTCGTCTAACTCCTGAAACAGGAATAGATGATGATGAATACAAAAAAACTTTAGGTTAATATTATGGCATTAGATTTTGGTATGGCATTAGCTCGTGGATTAGTTGCCCCACAAAAAGCATTACAAAATGAATTAAAAAAACTTGCTGGCAAGACATTTAAGACAGAAGAATGGTGGAATCAGCAACTTGACCGTCAAATTCAAGAAGGCATTACTGAACAAAAAACTAGAACAGAAACTACTTATCCCCTGGGATTTGACCAGTATGGAGCGCCTAATGTATTTCGACCTTATCAATCTACACCCAAAGACCAGTATGGACTCGGTTCAGGGCAACAATCTTTAAACCCTTTATCTTTTGCTCCAACAACTAGATCCGTAGATTATACTGAGCAAAGAAATTTGTCCTCTACAGAACTTTCAGATATTGAATTGCAGGCAAAAGAAACAGGAAGAAAAGCTAAGAGAGAGGCTTTACAAGCTAAAAAAGGAAAGCGTGGTGCAAGAGGCAGCAGTGGTTTGATGGGAAGATCAACAACTAAAGATGTGGGTTTATCGTCAGGATTACCTTCATTAGGCAGTTTAGGTCTTGGTTTAGAAAAATCTTATTTAGGATAAACAATGGCAGATAAACAAAAAGAATATGAAAAAAAAGGTATTAGTTTTGGTAAGAATGGGAAACCAACTAAATCTTCTATGGAAAAAGTATTTGAAAAAGACAAAGAATTATTTATAGATTTACAAAACGATTATTTTACAACACGTGGCACAATGGGTGACGGTAAACTAGAGCTGATGAAAAAATTTAAAGAAATGATAGAAGGGAGTAAAAAATAATGGCAAAAGGGTTATACGCTAATATGAATGCAAGAAAGAAAAAAGGTATTAGTCGACCTAAGTCTAAATCTACTATATCTGATAAAGCCTATAAAAATATGTTAGCTGGATTTCCTAAAAAGAAAAAAGCTTAATGGATAAATTTAGTAAGAAAGTGAAAGAGACATTAAAAAAACATGCAAAACATCATAGTGCAAAGCATATGACTATGATGAAAAAAGACATGACAAATGGAGATACTTTTACTAAAGCACATAAAAAAGCTATGGATAAGGTAGGTAAGTAATGGTAGCTAAAAAATATCAAAACCCAACAGGGGGTTTAAATGAAGCGGGAAGAAAGCATTTTGAAAAAAAAGATGGAGGAAATCTTCGTAAACCACAAGCTTCTGGGACTGATGGTAGGCGTGTCAGCTTTGCTGCACGTTTTGGTGGGATGGCTGGCCCGTTAAAAGATTCTAAAGGCAAGCCAACAAGATTAAAACTTGCATTAAAGAAGTGGGGGTTTGGTAGTAAAGAAGCAGCTCGCAATTTTGCAACAAAAAATAAAAAGGCGTAACTATGGCAATGATGAGATTAGATGCAAAGGATGTATTAGCTAGACATGATAAAGCACTAACTAAAAAAGAAGATTTTAGGAGTCTTTATGATGAGGCTTACGAGTTTGCATTACCGCAAAGAAATCTATATGACGGATATTATGATGGTGGAGTGCAAGGCACAAAGAAAATGAATCGTGTGTTTGACTCAACTGCTATTAATTCTACTCAACGGTTTGCTAATAGAATGCAATCAGGCATATTCCCTCCACAAAGAAAATGGTGCAGATTAGAACCAGGATCAGACATTCCTCAAGAACGAAAAGCAGAAGCACAAGCAGCACTAGATGCTTATAGCGATAAAATGTTTGATACATTAAAGCAATCAAATTTTGATGTAGCTATTGGTGAGTTTTTATTAGATTTATGTGTTGGGACTGCGGTTATGTTAGTTCAACCTGGTGATGATGTAAATCCTATTAACTTTATTCCTGTACCACAATTTCTAGTTTCATTTGATGAAGGAGCCAATGGGCAAGTAGATAATGTTTATAGGCGTATGAAACTAAAAGTAGAATCTATACAAAGACAATGGCCTGATGCAGAGATTCCTGCTGAAATGAAAAACTTAATTGAACAAAAACCAACAGAAGAAATTGATTTAATAGAGGCAACTATATTTGACCAAGAGCGTGGTGATTATTGCTATCATGTAATTGATAAAAAATCTAAAACAGAATTAGTCTATAGACGTATGGATCATAGTCCTTGGATTGTTTCTCGTTATGCAAAAATTGCAGGTGAAACTTATGGTCGTGGACCACTTATTACTGCATTACCTGATATTAAAACACTTAACAAAACAGTAGAGTTAGTATTAAAGAATGCATCATTATCTATTAGTGGTGTTTATACTGCAGCAGATGATGGAGTGTTAAATCCAAATACTGTAAGAATCATGCCTGGCGCTATTATTCCTGTAGCTAGAAATGGTGGACCACAAGGCGAGTCTTTACGACCACTACCTAGAGCTGGTGATTTTAATGTATCTCAAATTATTATGGATGATTTAAGAAAGAATATAAAACGTACATTATTAGATGAGTCTTTACCGCCAGATAATATGTCTGCTCGATCTGCAACAGAAGTAGTAGAGCGTATGAAAGAATTAGCACAAAACTTAGGTTCTGCATTTGGTCGTTTAATTAACGAAACAATGATTCCTGTAGTTAGTCGTATGTTACAAGTAATGGATGAAAGAGGATTAATTACTTTACCATTAAAAGTAAATGGTTTAGAGATTAAGATTTCACCAGTAGCTCCATTAGCTATGGCACAAAATATGGAAGAAGTGCAAAACGTATTACAGTATGCACAAATTGCACAAGGTGCTGGGCCTGAAGGAGCGATGAATATTAAGGTAGATGAAATGATGGATTATGTTGCTGAGAAGTTAGGTGTACCACAAAGACTTAGACCTACACCACAAGAGCGTATGATGATGAAACAACAAATGCAACAAGCTGCACAGCAACAACAAATGATGCAGATGGCAGCAGAAAATCCTGAAGCAACTGCACAAGTAGTAGAAGCAGCAACACAACAACAAGGATAAATTATGGATGATAAAAAAAATAAAATAAAAACAATACAAATTGCAAAAGCAAGAGCAATTGAAAAGCGCATTACTGACAATAAAATGGCCGAATATAAACAAGATTTAAAAGTATGGCAGGATGCCCCAGAAAATAGAATAGTTAATCCAGATGGCGTTGCAGGACTTATGAACAAAGGGCGACCAAGAAAGCCAGCATCATTAATTGGTAGATATGAAGCAAGTCTAAATTACATAAAAAGATATAGTAATATGTCTAAAGAAAAAAAAGACAAAATAGCTGAAGAAGAAAAAGAATCCAGAATGGATAAGTCGTATTTTCAACGAGCTAAAGAATATATTGGTTTTATAGCACAACAAACTTCTCATAAAGGCCTTAACAGAAAAAACCGACCATTAATAAAAGATGCGCAAATAGGAGAATAACTTATGGATGATGATTATGGAATGCGCCATAACCCTGCTGATGGTAAAAAATACACAGGATGGCAAGGCATTCATGTAAACAAACAAGGGCAAAAAGTAACAGAACACTCTATGGGTTTTGGTATGAATGGTAAGGAAGTAGAAATACCCATGATTGTTCCATCTACGACAAAAGCAGAGTTAAATAGAATTTTAAATGGAAAAGAAGTTACGCCAGCTATGATTAAAAAAGCAACTGATCACGCAAAAATGAGAATGAAACAAGGTAAATCACCTTTTAAAAATCCAGAGGATGATGAATAATGGCAGGATGGGATGACTTAGAACAATCACTACCACTTGACGTACGTGATGTTAAGCAACAAAGAGATGATACAGACCGATTATGTTTAAGAGTATTCGGTAGTGAAGATGGAATAGAAATGATAGCTTGGTTACGCCAAACTATTTTAGAGCAACCTGTAGCCTTGCCAGGTAGCGACTCTAGTTATGCATTTTATCGAGAAGGGCAAAATTCAATAATTAGAGATTTAGAGGCAAGGATAATTAGAGCAAGGAAAATGTAAATGGAAACAGAAATCGAGCCTAGCACGACTGAAGAAACTTCGGAAGAGGTAACTGAAGAAACAACTGGCCTACTCGACGATGCAACACCAGAAGAGGAAGTCAGCGACAAACCAAAAGAAGCAGAAATCGATCATCGTGATCCAGCAGAAGTAAAAGCAAAAGAAGAGTTTGAAAGCGATGATGATGAACCATTAGAAAGACCAGAATGGTGGCCTGAAAACTTTTGGAAAAAAGATGGAGCAGAGCCTGATTTAGAAGGCATTGCTAAATCTTGGACTGATTTACGTAAACAAATATCTCAAGGAAAACATAAAGCACCTAAAGACGGTAACTATGATTTAGGTTCATTTGGTGAAACTCCTGAAGATGATCCAGTCAGACAACATGTTGTTGGGTGGGCAAAAGAAAATCAAATTAGTCAAGCTGCATTAGATTCTTTAGTAACAGAAGTTGTTGGTATGAATCAAAATGCTGTTAATAATTATCAAGTCAATCTTGAAGAAGAAAAAAAACAACTTGGACCTAACGCTGATGCTAGAATTAATGGCATGGTTAAATGGGCATCTGGATTAGTTCAAAAAGGTGTTTGGGGTAAAGATGATTTTGATGAGTTTAAAGTAATGGGTGGTACTGCTAAAGGAATAGCTGCATTAGAAAAAATAAGAGGTTCTTATGAAGGTCGTATTCCTGTAGAAACTGCACCAGTTGATGGAGCGCCATCTAAAGAAGAATTATATGCTATGGTCGGCGATGAAAAATATCAGTCCGATCCTGTTTACAGAGCTAAAGTAGAAAAAGCATTCGCTCAAAATTTTAGTTAATTTAATTGCAATAGTCTTGATTGTGTGCTAGATTACAGTCAAGGCTTATTGTATTCATTCGTAATACAACCCTTTAACGCAAGTAACCTTGTCGTATGGCTATCGTAAATAGCAAGCAAGGCCCAGTTTTTCTGGCATACCAAAGCGATTAATTTTTTTATTTATTAATTTCTAAGGAGAATATATATGTCTATCGGATTATCCCCAGCATATGTAACGCTCTTTGATGCCGAAGTTAAACAGGCTTACCAAGGTAAAGCTGCACTTGTAGAAGCTACAAGACAAAGACGAGGCGTTGAAGGCAATATCGTAAAATTCCCGAAAGTTGGGAAAGGCGTGGCTACACTTCGTGTACCACAAACAGACGTTGTACCACTTAATACTGACTTCTCACAAGTTACAGCAACAATGCAAGATTGGAACGCTGCTGAGTATTCAGATATTTTTATGCAACAAAAAGTTAATTTTGAAGAAAGATCAGAGCTAGTTCAAGTAGTAGCGAACGCTATTGGTCGTAGACAAGATCAACTTATCCTTGATGCACTTTTAGCAGGTAAAGGTTCTACAGTAGCTCATGGCTCTGCAAACCTAACAGTTGCTAAACTTCGTAATGCAAAGAAAACAATGGACACTAACAATGTACCAGCAGAGGACAGACACATGATTATTCATGCGAACAACCTAGCACACTTACTATCAGAAACAGCAGTAACATCCGCTGACTTCAACACAGTTCGTGCGTTAGTATCTGGCGAAGTTGACACATTCTTAGGATTTAAATTCCACACATTAGGTGATCGTACTGAAGGTGGTCTTTCTATCGATGGTTCAAGTATTCGTTCTTGCCTAGCATTCCATAAAACTGCTATTGGTTATGGCGAAGGCATCGGCCCTAAAACTGAAATCAACTA